GTTGTTGCTCATCCTACTAAAATGTACAAAGGTTCAGATGGTAAAATTGAATAGCCAACTATGTACAATATTAAAGGTGGTGGTGAATGGTATGATGCTAGTTATCACGGCTTGTTGGTTCACAGAGATTATGAAGCTAAAACCGTTAAGGCTAAAGTCTTAAAAGTTAAGTTTCAAAACCTTGGCGAAAATGGTGCTGAAGCTCACTTCAAGTGGGAATATAGATCTGGTAGCTTTTTACCAATAGCTTCTGATGTTGCTGAGGATGAACCAATGCCTTGGGAGAACTAATGGCTAGAAAAACTAAGCCTTTTAAACCAGGCTTTTTGCCTCTTACAAGATTAGATTCTAAAATGATACAATGGTGTATTAACAATGGCATAACTTGCTGTGTTGTAAAGTCTAATGGCTTTGCAGATATTGGTAAAAATTTCTGCGTTGAGATCATCATTAAAGGCAAGTCAAACTTTAGTCCTAACTTTGAGAAGCAGGAAGTCTTAGAAAAACAAATAGAATATTATAAATATTATTATGACAAATATAATTAAAGTACTATCAAATAAAAGAATTTCATTAACAATGAATGGTAAAACTAGAGTTTTGCAAAAAGTGTATGAGACTGCTAAAATCAAAGAGTGGTTTGTTTATAACGGACAGGCTTATGCTTAGTCCTACAACTAAAACATCATTCAACTCTGCATCAGAAGCGTATGATTATTGGTACTGGAAATTGTTTCGTGATGGCGTTGAGTTTGCAAATACAAAAGCTTTATTTAATGTAGGCTTTTATATTACTAACCCAAAGAACAACTACATACTTAACAAAGATCGCAAGTGGTCACAAGAGTATGCTGAAGCTGAATGGCAATGGTATCTATCTGGTGATCCTAACATATCAAAGCTTGGCGAGATATATGGTAAGGTTCCAGTTATATGGAGAACAATGGCTGATAAATACGGTCAAGTTAATTCTAACTACGGTTATCAATGGAATAGATTTAAACAGTTAGATAAAGTTATAGAACAATTAAAGCAAAACAAAAACACTAGGCAAGCGGCAATATCTATATACGATGGTAAAGAGCAACACATGTATGACACAGACACACCGTGTACTTACGCTGTTCAATTCACAGTTGTAGACAATAAGCTTAACATGTCTGTTGTAATGCGTTCTAATGACATCTGGTACGGCTTCTGTAATGATCAATACTGTTTTTCAAGTTTGCAGATGTTAGTTGCTTACGAGACAGGATATGAGCTTGGTACATATTACCACTTTGCGCACAACCTACACTTGTATAACGATAAAATACCTAATTTAAAAACTAGAAATTACCACTTATGATAAACAAAACTTATGCGTTATACCACATACCTGGAAAAAAGGTTGGTGTAACAAACAACATTGAAGAAAGAGTTGTAAAACAACAAGGATACCAAGAGGGTGAGTTTGAAATATTAGCTTGGTCTGACGACATAGGCTACATATCAAAGCTAGAGCATGAAATGCAAGACTCTTTTGGTTACAAGGTTGACGAACAGCTCTACAAAGACCTATACAGTAATAACTTTAAACAATTTAAGAAAATGAAAATAAACGTAACAGAGGCAACAACAACGTTTCCTTGCCCTATCAACAAGTTAAAAGGCCAGTTGATGGATGAAATTGGTATGCAATGGCAAACTGAGCACGGTGAATTTACTATCACAAGCCAAACAGTAAACTGGATAATGGCTAATGTTAGATCTTCTCAGTTCAGCAGTGAAAGGTGTTACATATACAACAAAGCTTTTAGCTTGTTTTACGATAAAGATCCGCACAGAAATATTATTGTTGGTACAACATACGATGCTAAGACTGATCAAGAAGCTTTAGTAGATTATTACACTATGACTGCTGCTGAAGAGTTTCAAGAATCTCTTGGCGAATGGGATACTATATTTGATCCAGCTGAAAAACCTGAATACGATCAAGATCAACTAATGAGATTTGCAGAGCTATTTGCAGAATACAAAAACCAATCCGCAGCTAATTGCAACCAATGCAATGAAAATATATTTGAGTGTATTAGAGAGTGGGCTGATGAAAGAGGCTTATATGATAAAGGCGATCCTAAAACTCAATACATAAAGCTTATGGAAGAAGCTGGCGAAGTTGGTAGAGCTTTGTTAAAAGATGATATTGACGAAGTAGTTGATGGTATTGGTGATATGGTCGTTGTGTTAACTAACTTAGCTGAACTTTGCGGAGTTTCAATTGAAGAGTGTATTCAAGAAGCTTACGATGTAATTTCAAAACGTAAAGGCAAAATGATTAATGGAACATTTGTAAAAGATAACTAATATGATAAAGCAAACAATTGAATTTAGAGATCCAGTAGTTAGAAATGTTGTAAACAAGTTTGTTCAGCGATCTGACATAGGCTTTGAAAAGTATGGCCAAACACTACATAGTGAGCGTACTACTAAAATGAAAAACTTAGTAGGCTACTTAAACGATGTACAAGAAGAGCTTATGGATGCCGTGCTATACATACAAGCTGCGCGCGAAGAGCTTCAAGACTTATCTGAAGAAGCTTTAATCAAAAAGTTTGATGATGATGAAAAAGTCTAGAAAACGTGGTCCAGTGCGTGCTAAAAAAGTTGTCTGTGATGGTATTCAGTTTGCTTCAGGTTTAGAGAAGTATATGTATTTAGCCTTAAAAAAAGCTAAAATACAATCTCACTACGAAGGACAAACATACGTATTGCAAGAGAGCTTTGAGTTTGCTAACGATTGTTATGAAAAACAAGGCAATGGTAAAGGTGAGTACAAAAACAGGGGTAATAAAAAAATACTTAACGTAAAGTACACTCCAGACTTTGTTGCTGATACATTTATTATTGAATGCAAAGGTAGAGCAAACGAAAGTTTTCCAATGAGATGGAAAATGTTTAAAAAACACGTAAAAGACAATTTACCTCATGTAACTCTATATAAACCTCAAAATCAAAAAGACTGCGAAGAAACAGTATTATTAATTTTAAAACAAAAATAATTATGAATGAATGGGAACTAAGCTTTGGATTTATTCCAGGCCTATTATTTGGCGCTAGAACGTACCAAGAAGAATTTAAAAATAACCATGTAATCTACATTGGTTTTATAGACATTTGTATAACAATTTATAAAAACTAAAAAAAAAATGAATAACATCCTCTCAGATATTACCGTACACATGAAGTACGCCAAGTACAACCCGGAGCTTAATCGCCGAGAGACTTGGTCTGAACTTGTAGACCGTAATATCAAAATGCACAAAAAGAAATACCCAGAACTAATAGACCAAATAGATGAAGCATATAAATATGTCTACAATAAAAAGATTTTACCAAGCATGCGTTCGTTACAGTTTGCAGGTAAGCCCATTGAAATATCTCCTAATCGCTTATATAACTGTTCATATCTGCCTGCTGACCATCCTGATTGTTTCTCAGAGATTATGTTCTTGCTGTTGTCCGGTTGTGGAGTAGGTTACTCAGTACAACAACACCACATTAAAGATCTACCAAACATAACTAAGCCGTTTGATAAACGAACTAGAAGGTTTGTTATTGGTGATTCAATTGAAGGTTGGTCAGATGCTGTAAAGGTTTTAGTTAAGTCTTACCTTGGCAACAAGCGTACGTCTAAAGTGTTGTTTGACTACACTGATATTAGGCCAAAAGGCGCTAGGCTAGTTACATCTGGTGGTAAAGCTCCAGGTCCTCAGCCGCTAAAGGAATGTTTAATGAAGTTAGAAGGAATTTTAAATGCGAAAGAAGACGGATCGACTCTCAGTTCTATTGAGGTTCACGATATTATCTGCCATATTGCTGATGCTGTACTTGCTGGCGGTATAAGACGTGCGGCTTTAATTAGTTTATTCAGCGCTGCTGATGATGAAATGATCTCCTGTAAATCAGGTGATTGGTGGGAGAGTAACCCACAGCGTGGTAGAGCTAACAACTCTGCTGTATTAATGCGACACAAAATTACAGAAGACTTTTTTATGAATCTGTGGAAACGTGTTGAACTGTCTGGTGCTGGTGAGCCTGGTATTTATCTAAACAACGATAAAGACTGGGGAACAAATCCTTGCTGTGAAATAGCACTAAGACCTTTTCAGTTTTGTAACTTATGTGAGGTTAATGTCTCAGATATAGAAAGTCAAGATGACTTTAATGCTAGGGTGAAAGCCGCTGCGTTTATAGGAACGCTTCAAGCAGGTTACACTGACTTTCATTACTTACGCGAAGTGTGGAAGGAAACAACTGAAAGAGATGCTCTTATCGGAGTGTCAATGACTGGTATTGGTTCAGGCGCTGTGCTTAAATATGATATGTCTGATGCGGCTAAAATAGTTAACAAAGAGAACGCTAGAGTTGCCAAGCTAATTGGCATAAACAAATCAGCACGATCTACAACCGTTAAGCCTGCAGGGACAACATCTCTGGTACTAGGAACGTCATCGGGTATTCATGCATGGCATAATGATTATTATGTCCGTAGGATGCGCGTAGGAAAAAATGAGGCTATATATACTTATTTGTCTGTAAATCATCCTGAGCTAATAGAAGACGAGTTCTTCAGACCTCACGATACAGCAGTAATATCTGTACCTCAAAAAGCTCCTGAAGGATCTATTATGAGAACTGAATCACCATTTGATACGCTTGAACGTGTAAAACGTGTAGCTACTGAGTGGGTTAAGTCAGGTCACAGAACAGGTTCAAACAGCCATAATGTTTCGGCTACGATCTCCTTACGAGAGGATGAGTGGGATGAAGCTGGAAAATGGATGTGGGAGAATAGAAACCATTACAATGGTTTATCTGTATTGCCTTACAACGGCGGTACATACACACAGGCTCCGTTTGAAGACATTGACGAAGCTAAGTTTAATGAAATGTCGAAAGTGTTATCTAATGTAGACTTAACTAAAGTAGTTGAGCTAGATGACAACACGGATCTATCAGGCGAGCTTGCTTGCGCTGGTGGTAACTGTGAAGTAGTTTAATTTAATTTAATATATTTATTATGACAGAATTACAGAGAATGTACAACAACATGTTAGTAGCCTTAGAACAAGGTATTAACGATTTAGAAAAGTTTGAAGATGGAAATTCTTCTGCTGGTACGAGAGTTCGTAAGAACATGCAGGCTATCAAAGATCTAGCTCAAAAAGTTAGAATTGAAGTTCAAGAGAAGAAGAATACTGTAGCAGCTTAAACAGCTATAACGTATACGATAATCATTATCGCTACGTAAAGCAAGTTGCTTATATCAATTTTACGGTCCATAGGGTTATAATCACCTTGTGGACCGTTTTTTATATGAAAGCAATGCTAAGAAATTGTTATTTTCTCTTAAGCAAAACATCCGCGGTGTGACCGCTACCCGCTCTAATTAAGAAAGTATTATTTCTTAATATTTCAAACTTTCTTTTTAAGGTGTTGAAGTTTGAAACTGTTGAGCCGCTGCTAAAAATACCACTCAATATATTGTCGTCGTCCCAAACGAAAGAAGAACCAATAGGAATTGGTATATCTTTTAATACAAAAATTGCCCCTGTAGTTGATGTTGTTCCGTTCAAAACTTTACCACCAATAACAAGGTCAATAGTTACATCTTCATTGTCAGTATTAGACACTATTATTCCTATTATGTTATCTGTTCCTATGTCGACAAAAGAATCTCCGCTTAGCGATATTGTATTTATTTTTGCCATAATTACCTTAAATTTACTGTTGCTGTTTTTTTATGTTAAAAAATTGTCAATTATTCATTAACTTTAACCACCACTTCGTTTAGCTTTTCTACTATTTTTTTTAATATAGCAACAACTTCAACGTAGTCACCACTAAGCATTGATTGTTCTATGTCAACTGACATGTCAGTCAACTCTTGTGTCATTGTTTTTATATCTGCCATTATGGTATTAATGTTTTAAGAACTAAAGTACAGTTCCATTGTACTGATCTTGAGTTACTAGCTACACTTCCAATCAAAGGAAATATAACATGTCCAGCTGACATAGCGTAATTAGCAGTAAGAAAATCTGCTCTAACCGGTCTTTGACTATAGTTAGAATCTGGACCAGCGCTAACATCTGCAGCGTTATACGCTCTTAGCGTGCAATCAAACGTTGCAAAATCATTGTAAGTTGGAACTCCAACCGCTAGGCCTACTTTAGATTGATGATTACCTACGCTTCTAATTAAGCTAGCAAATCCTACTAGAACACAGTCATAAGGTACTATAATGCCTTGGCATATTTGCCCTGTTGGTATTGTTACAGTAGTGCTTCCAACAGAAGTACCTCCTGATCCTAAATTTGTATTCCACGTGTGATTAGATATACCATTACCAGACACCGTCATCCAATCACCATCTGAGGGAACAGTTGATTGACCAGTGAAGCTTATGTTTTGATAACTAAATCTAGCATCAACATGAGACTTTAAACCCGCTGCTGTAATAGCTCTAGCTGTATCAGTCCCTGAATTAGCTTCAGCAGTTGTTGCTAGCTCTACTTTACCAGCAGCCGTTGCTGATGCAGCACTAACAATTGCAGTTGCATTACCAGTATCTAATGTTCCTACGGTTGTAATTGCCAAAGCATCTATATCAGATTTAGTTTCATCACCAGTATTGCTGCCTGATATTGTAGCATTAGAAATAGCTGTGCTTAGTTGTGATACAGTAAAAGATCCTAATACAGCGGCATTACCACTTGATGTAACGTGTCCTGTTAAATTTGCGTTTGTAGTTACTGTGGCCGCGTTACCGTCAACACTACCAGATATTGTTTCATCAAAAGTTTTAGTGCCAGTGAAAGTTTGATTTGTAGTTAAGTGAGCAGTATCACCGTCCATATTGGCGCTAGGCAAAACTCCAGTAACCTCAGCTGCTAAATCTACACCACCGTCTTTTATTGTAATAGCACCTGAAGACGCGGCAAAATTATCAGAGCTAAAACTTGCTGCTCCTTTTGCAGAAGTGCTAGCGTCAGCTAAATTTATAGTAGCTGCTCCAGAAGTAGCTCCACCAGTTAAGTTTGTTCCAGCTACAACAGAAGTTATATCTCCCCCATCAGCAGGACTAAAAGCATCGCTTGCAGCTCTTACAATAGTAACAGCGTTTGTTGCTGACTTTGAGGAAGTTCTAATACACGTAAAAGTTGCAGATGTGCCAGGAGAAACCCTCATTGATCCAATTAAAGTTAAACCCGTGTTAGTGGTTGGCTCAACATTAAACTCGTCGTCTAGATTTACTATAATAAATTCAAAGCTAGTAAGTATATCAGACAAAGCATTGTTGGCAAACTCAGTAGCAGTAGGCATTTGGTGCGTTCTATTAGCTGTTACGCCACCCGTTGTACCTTCCGCTAAGTTTAAGTTAATGCCTGATTGAAAAAAATCGCTGACAACAAAGGCCGCATTAGTATCTGGTAGATTATTAATTCTTCTAGGTTGAAGTTCTTTTATTACTTTTCCGCTAGAGTCAAATGCTAAGGTGGTTAATCCTCCAGCAGCGCTAGCTTTGGCTTTTTCAATAAATACATCATTATCAAAGCGAATAGGGCTTGTTTCAACAGTTTTACCTACATATCGAAACCCTGGTGATTTTTGTTTTCTTCTAGCCATCTACAGATCATAAGCTATTAATATATCTACATTACAAGCAGAACTGTTAGCTTTAAGTTGCACTTCGTCGGCTGTAGCAGTTAGACCAGCAATGTTAGATGTTCCTTGAACAACGTCTTGAGATGCTGCAGTTGTAGAACTATTACACTCAAACACTAGGCTAGTAAAATACATTGATTGTCCAGCTAAAACTTTGTAGTTTACCTGCTTATTGTTAGTTGCATCGCTTAACTGAAGAGTAACAAAGTTAGTAGAGTCAGTGTTCATAAACCTCATGTACTTAAACTTTGCGGAATCATAAAGGCCCATACCAACAGTAGCTCCAGAAGAAAATTTAGCAACCTGAGTAAACGCAGTAGGTATGCTTAGTGTTGTAGCAGTGTACGCATCAACATCAGCGATGTTTAAGTCATCAGAAGTTCCAGCAGTAGTATAGTTGTACTCATAACCTCCGTTGGTTAAGTTTATGTTCTCTGTTATGCTAAGCGTTAAAGTTCCCATTAGTCGTAGTCTATGTATGTTATTGTTACTTCTTCTCCTTGTTGAATTGCTTTAGCAATACTAGGATATATTCTTTTATAAGCGTTTACAGACTTACCCACAAAACCGTCTGATAGTATCCTATTGTTTTCTTGTGCGTCACCAACTATCAAGCAACCAGCGGTGTGCTCATCTGTGTTACCGGTGTGTATTAATATATACTCAAAGTTTGGTACGTCAAGAACATGTAGCATACCAATGTGTACACCAGGATATTTTCTGTCATACCTAGAGTGAAATCCTCCCTCGGTTCTTAAGTCTATCTTGTAAGTGCCAGCTGGAACTCTAGTTTCACCTTTAACCTTAAAAGCTCGACGCTCATCTTCAAGAGTATAACACAAAAAGTGTTTTCTAATATCTGTTACCTCAAAGAGCAAGCCTGATGTTGAGTCCACTTGAGAGCTAAACCTTACTACTTCTAACTTCATAATTAAGAGTTAGTACCAAATACCATAGATTCTACAACAGTTCCAGAAGTAGAAGTGTATACTCTAAGGTTATTCTGTACGTTAAGTGGAATAAAAGCAAATTCACCACCTCTAAGCTCTAAAATTTCTTCAGCGGCATGGTTATCGTAGTAGAAAAATAATCTACCAGTTGAAGAGTTAAAAGTTGCTGTATTTTTTAAGTAAACAAAAGCAGGAGAAGTAAACGTACTTTTAGAAACAATTATTGGATGATCAGCGGAGCTGTTAGTTGCTGCGGCATCTTTTGTATTGTCTAGAAAGCTAAGCGTAGAGTTAGCAGCGTCTACTAAAAAAGCTGCAGATTCACCTGATGTTGGGTTTGTAAGAGTTGTTGATTGTGGTCCGTCTGCTTCTGAAGCTACAGCCGCTGCAGTTATAGATCCGTTGTGCCCATTAGCATGGTTTATGCCAGTCCTAAGCTCTGCTATAAAATCTCTTTGTTGCATACCATCTGTAACGTCAAGAGCTATACCACCAACCAACTCAAGTAAACCTAAGTTAGCAGGAGTATCAGATCCAATGTCTGTTCCTGTTGCAATAATAGATCCAGTTGCTACGGATGAGTTTGTTCCGTCTATAAAAACATATCTTCTGTTAAGACCATGATTGTCTGTTATGTCTATAAACTGACCTTGAGTAGCTAAAGCAGCTGGTACATCTAAGTCACCATCTACACATGATATTCTATTTGTTCTAGACACAGATGTTATAGTGTCTCTTCTTAGTCCACTAGTATTAGCAGCTGTAATGCTAGTAGTAGTAGTTAAGCTTAGCGCGTCCGTTAGTAGATCGCTGCTAGATAAAGTTAATGTTGGTGTTACTGTTGCCATTTTGCTATTGTTTTATAATTTTTTTATTAATCTTTATTTTGTTGTAATCAAATACAATGTAGTATATTCCCTTGCTTAATCTAGAGACATCTAAGACGTCTATATGTTTTTTAGATAAGATAAGCTTGCCAATAGAGTTAAATACTCTAGCGTCAACTTTTTTACTTATGTTTATATAATCACTTGTAGGATTAGGATATATAACTAAACTATTTCTAAACTCTGTAATGTCTGTTGGCCCTGTCCAACCGTCCTGGCAGTATGTGTACAATTCTTGACACGTGTTATCCCAATCGTTGTTACAGCAAAGAGGATCAACTTCAATCACCCAGCTAAAACACTCATTAGGAATGTAGTATATATCACCAACGTAGCAACCAGCAGAATAGTAACAACTAGAGTCTGGCACGTTAGCCGATATATTATAATTCTCAGCGGTCGGGTCAGTACAACCAGGCAATGGATAAATACAAGAACCATTATCAGTGTTTGCAACTACATTATAGTTTAGTGCCGTAGTATCAGTACAGCCGTTAATTACTTCTATGCAACCACCATCATCGGTGTTGGCAATTGAATCATAGTTAAAGGCAAATGGATCAGTGCAACCATACGAGTATGCTATACACGAGTTGTCATCTACGTTTGCGTTAGGATTAAAGTTAAACGCTAATTCACTCATACATCCCAAAACTACATCAACGCAAGAGCCATCTAACTCTGTGTTTGCTTCAGGGTTATAATTCAAGGCCGCTTCATCCATGCAACCTAGAACCACGAGCGTCTCACAGGTTCCGTTATCAAAGTCAGCGTCTGCGTTATACTCTAAGTATATTGGATTAGTACACCCAGAAACGTAGTAGCAACTCTCGTCATCTGTATTCACACTCTCGTTGTAATTTAAAGCTGTATCATCTGTACAGCCATATATTTTATCTATGCAACTATTACCACAATAAGGCATACCAAGCATTGGTTGAAAAGGTATAAGTGGATTAGCAAATCCTCCTGGTTCGCTTATAGTAACGTGCTCTTCTGAATACAAATTGTAACCACACTGTACTGAAGTAAACTGTGATTGTTGTGTTGTAAAGAATATAACCTCTACTATTTGCGATATATCTAAGCTAAATGTAAACGTAGTATCAAAGCCATCCTCTAGTGTAAATACACCTAAAGAATTATAACCTTGTATAACCTGTACGTAAGCTCCAGCCCAGCCGTTACCAGCTAAATCTGTAAGTTCTAGCGTGTGTAAGCAGCTATCAACTGTAATATCAGTGTTAGCATACTCATCATAGTTAAACGCGTCTTCTTCTGTACAGCCAAATGCTTTCTCAATGAAACACATACCTGTATCAACAGTAGCTACAGGTAAAAATTCTATGTAGTTATCATCCATGCAACCATACAATGGCGGTGCCGGAGCACAATCATCTAGTGTAAACCCATGAAAAGCAGCGAAGCCAAAGTTAGCAGAGTCTGGTTGCACTATAGTATCACCACAATGCACTACATAGTAAGATCCATCTTGTCCACCCCATAAACTACCAGCAACACCATCACCATATTGATCGGATATATTAAACAAGTAATCACCATTAGGTATACATACTTGCATTAGCTGCGGCTCGTATCCAACTATATCGTCGTAAGGACCACCTGTAGCAATAGTATCTTCAAAGTAATCAATTATAGCCCAAGATGTTTCAATTGGGTATTGGTCCGGGTTAATAATTATGTTTACGTAAGTTCCGTTAGGACACTGAGCAAAGGCTATATTTACTAGTAGTAATAGTGTGAATAAGTACTTCATATTATTTTTTACCAAACTTTTGAGATCCAGGTATTAAACCTTTTCTTCTGAGCTTCATTATTTTTTCAGACTCTTCATAGCCATACTCAAACGTTGGATCTTTTTTTATTTTCTTCTTCTTCGCTGCAACTACGCTTTTAGGTTTTGTTGGTCCAAAGCCTGACAGTCCTTTCATTTTGTAAGCCATAATATTTTTTTTAAAAATCACTCATTATTAGTTCATCAATTATCTCCTGCATATCCTCTCTTGTTGCTTTCATGCTAAAAGATATATCAGCTTGAAATCTTTTTACTTCTTCTCCGTCTTTAAATATAACAACCGTAGGTACTACAACTATCTCGTGTTTAGCTTGTAACACTGGTGCTACAGCTATATCAACGTATACTATATCACAGTCTGTTAAATCTCCAATGTAACTTACCTTGTTAGGACTGTTCCAGTCAGCATTAAAGTGAGTTACTACTATTTGTCCCCAAGCAGTTGAAGATATTAACAATAATAAAGCTATAGTTTTCATTATCTAAGTTTATCTAATTTATCTTCCATCCTAATAAGTCTATCTTTTAAATCATCAACAGCTTTCTCAGTGTTTTCAATAGACAACCTAATATTCTTATCTTTCATGTCAAACTCCATGCGGCTAACATCTTGTGGCGGTGGAACTGGTAATTCTTTTGCCTCAGCTATATCGGCCTGTAGAACAAACCACATGCTTATAACTGTTGCCATACCAAACCCCATTGCTATTAACGTTTGTACACTAACTTTAAAACTAGTGTTTTCATTTAACTCCTTTGCCATGTTAAAATATTATGTAATTTATCCCTGCTTTAAAATCGTACCACTCTTTATTCCAGTACTTGTTATATTTACCCTCTATGAAACATCCTAGGCTTTTGTTTAGCTTATAGCCAAATATTAAACCACCAGAGTAATCGTTCCACTGTTCTCCATCGTTAAAGTTGTGATATGAAAACTGATCGCCGTTATCGTAATGATATGGCATTAAATTACCCCATGAATGTAACCAGAAGTTTTTCTTATAATGATAGAAGTCAAAGCCAATAACTAGCGAGTTTTGTAGTTGTTGTGGCAATTGATTTCTTTTTTTATCTACATAATTTTTCAATACAGTAGGTATTACTACCTCTTCCCAAACAGCAGAGTTATTCGCAACAATGTTTCCGTTCGGATCTTTATACTCTGATTGAAACACATCAATGCTATATCCCTCCTGAATAGCCAATTGCGTGTAGTGAACATTACCAGTAGACATAGTCCACTCTTCTAAAGGATCGTATCCGTATGGCTCTGCTAGTCTATTTACAGCGCCAATATTAAAAGATAGTTTCTTCTTAGAGTTTATTCTTAGTCTAGCCGTAGACTCAAAGTACTCTATATCTGCAAATCCTTCTTTTAAATACTCTACTTTAGCTAACCATAATGGCTTAACGTATCTTAAAAAGTGGTTTTGATCAAAGTACTCTACGCCTTCTTGTCTTCTATAGTCTAGCTCGAACAAATACTCAAACGGAGATAATCCAACGCTAGCAGCATCAGAAAACGAAGTTTCTAAACCGTCTTTAAACTGAGTTCTAGCTTCGTATGGAAATCTCTTGATCTTCCTTATACCCATTGTTAGTGAGTAGTCAAAAGGAGTAAATATAGTATCATACACTAGCATGCTATTATCCACAGAGTATACATCTCTGTCAGACAAAGAAGTTCCTCCGTTAGCTGCTACGTAGAACGTAGAAAACTTAAAAGCTTTTTTAATTTGTGCTTCAGATTTACTAGCAGATAAAACTAAAAGCAAGAATATAATAATTCTTAGTGTCATAGTATTAATTATTACACGATTATTGGTGAGCATAACACCTACCGTTTTTGTTGTTCGTCATGTTTTTACATCGTGGGCCAGAGCTAGTAGCAGCTTTGCATCTTTTTTCTCCTTTCTTAGTAGAAGTAGACTGATTACCTTTGCCTTTATTTTTGTCTTTTGCTCTTTGCTTAGCGTCTTTAACATCTTTACTTGGGTTTATACCTAGCTCGTAAGGACTAACACCAAGAAACATCGATAGTCTAGCCATTGCAGAGTAGTTAGAGTCTAGAGCTAGTCTTATATTGTTTATTTTTCTTACAATTCTGTCAACAGGTGCGTTTGTAGTGGCTTCAATAACTGGCGCAGATATACTCCATATAGGATTTCTAGAATCGTATAAAGGCATTTCTGATATAGCGTTTCTGTCCCAATCTGCACTTTTGTATCCTTTATATATCTTTCTTAATTTGCTACCTACCGATGGTGATAGATTTGCCACTTCTATCAGTACTTTAGCGCCTTCACCTTTTCTACCTTTCTTTAGCTGCGTGTCTGCCATTAACAAAGTATTCTTAACTGTAGCTATTACTCCACCAACTATTCCAGATCCTCTAAGCAGCGTGTCTGCCACACCGTTAAATATTCTTTCAGTCTTAGTGTCTAAAAGCTCGTCATCATCTTCTGCTTCCTCAAACAGCATTGCAAATAAAGCGTTTTGAAGAGATAAAAATATTATGTTTTGAGCAAATCCATAGTACAATAACCTAGAAACATGTTGCTTCATGTCTCCTCTACCGTTTTTCATATCTAAAACAGTTTTCTTTATTATTCTGTTTTGCTGCATTGGATAGTTTTGAAAGTTTAACAATAACCTTCCCAAGCTTGAAGCTTGTTGCTTCGATATTCTATCAGGTCTAGCAGACTGTTGAGACTCTTCTGTTGTTTCTCTAAACTCTGCAAAAGCTTGTGTTTCAGCTTCTGCTTGACTCATGCCTTCACTAACAAATCTTTTTACTCTGTTTCTATAAAATGTTGCTCCTCCCACTGAAATTGCAAAGCTATCTGCTATTTGAGTAGGTGTAAAACCTATTTTAAGCAAGTAAGCTAGTATTGCTCTAGCTTTATTTGTCGCGTTTGCAGCTATTGAAGCTAGCTCGTTAGACTCGATGTGTGTGTTAAGGCCAGATCTTCTTTGTTTTAAAAAGTCAGAATTAAATATAAAAGCAAAGTCTGCCCAGTATTGCTTTTGATTAGCAAAAGCTTTAGCTGCTTGAATAGGGTTATTATCTGTGTAGTTTATGTAGTTTAATATAGATATATTTTGAAGAACAGCAGACTTAACGTTAAAAAACATTATAGCACCAACAGACCCAGCTAACCAATTCATAAATCTATTTGTAGCAGCGTCTGTTCCTTTAGGTCTATTTTTACCTTTTTCCATTCTATAAAGAATGTCTTCAAGCGACTGTCTGTATGTAGTTCCAAACAATGCTTCAAGTTTGTTTAAGTTCTCTTCGGTAAATAGCTCTTTAATGTTTTGTGACCATTCTTGTAAAAACTCACTTCTTCTAATGTCGTTTACAGCTTCGTTAACATCTGACGCTATACTACCAGCCGTCCATGATTCACCGGGCTTAACGTATCCATCTTTTAGTTGTACTATAAGCTTAAGATCCATAGCAAACTTTATTAGCCCCATGTTTTTTACTACAACGTCTCTTAGCTCTCTAATTTCTTTTTTATCTAAGCCAGGTATTTCTTGACCAGTAATCTCCCACAAAAACACTCTAATAGCATCATCATAAGTGTAATCCATGCCTGGTATTTTTTTACTTAGCTTTTTAACCGCGGCTTTATGTTTTTTTCTAACGTTGTTCCAATCGTTCACTATCGACTGTCTAGCCATATCCACCTCTCTACTAGCTCTAGCAAAAGGATCTATTAAGTTTTTCTTTAAAAACTGAAAGTCTTGTTCTCCTTGTCTGCCCTTGCCAATCATGTAGTATATTAGTCCTACAAAATCCTCAGCGCTTGGAGGAACAAACAATTGAAATTTATTTTTATCCTTACCTCTTTTTATAGCTCTTGCTCTAGAAAATGTTTCGTTAAAAGGAACACCAGTTTTTCTTTCTAGTATTTTATTAAAGTCTACACTTCTTCTATTGCTAGCTTTTATTTTAGCTTGTTGTACGTCGGACTTTATATCAAACTGCTCTAATACATCTTTAACAACTTGAACGTTAGCTAAAGCATCGTCTGCAAAGTAAATGTCATTGTATCCATCGGCAACCTTATCTACTATCCAAAGAGCTTTTGCTTGCGGAGTAGAGTTTGTTAGTCCAGTTATATTTTCTAAAGGTATGTCTAAACCTAAGCTGTCTAAAAACTGCTTAATAGGACCAGCAGCGTCGGCAGGTCTTGCTGTTAATATGAAGTTATCTTTATTTCCAAACTTTTTAATTCTGTCAATAGCCTTTTTGAAGAAAGGCCCAGGCGTACCATCTGTTACCTTGCTAAACTCTGAAAAGTCAAACACGTATCCTTTTGACAATAGATCAGCTCCTTTCTTAGCAAAGTCTTCTGCATTAAGCTTTCCTTTCTTGCCGTTAGGATCAGTGAAAAGTACATTAGATTTAGTCTGAGCTAGGGTGTCATCAAAGTCCCATATACTAATACCTTTGGCTTTAGTGTTTTTGTCTACTAGCCTAGCATTCATTGCCGCTTTTTGAAGGTTTCTGTTAGAAGACTTTGAACCGTACTTAACTGAGTCATTGTTTAAAGCTTCAACAAACCTAGCCATGTCTTTAGGATTAGAAAGATTTCCAAACGTTGACTTGTCAAAGTTTTTAGAATCTATTTGAGGCTCTATTTTACCCGTAACTCTGTGCGTGTTGCCTTTTGTTTTTCTAGCGTCACTAATAATTAGTCTAGCGCCTAAGTATAATTTTTGATTTGACTTTAACTCAGGTATATTTAAGGCTTCAGCTACTCTCATCGTTATTTCTCTTGTTTCTACAAACTCTTTGCGAGCTTGTTTTTGAGCGTCTGCCTCGCTTATACCCTCGCTAACAAGCTTTTTAACTTTATCTTTGTAGAACTTTGATTGTTCAGGTTTTACAACATTCTCTAGCATATAGAACAAGCCAGCGTTACCTATGTTTATAAATGTTTCTGGTAAGTTTTTCATGTTGTAGTGCGCCGCAATGTAAGCAGCAGTAATCTCAACGCGCATATCTTTCAAGAACGTGTGTGAAATCAGCTTTAATTTATTAGCGTCATCAGTGCTTACGCCTTGGTTTTCATTGTCAAAGCTAATGCCTTCAAGCAATTGCGCAAGCCTTTCTGACATTTTATTTTGAAGATCTTGTTCAGCCTGTGTGTCTTGAGGATTAGGGTTTGAAAAAGAAACTTCAAACTTATCGTTAACAAGCTTAAATGAGGCTGTTTGAGCAACTCCTCTAGCTGTATCCATTTTTATTTCAACACCAACTATAGTGCCGCTGTTATCGTATATAAACGTAAGATCAGGTCTACCTCCTTCTCTAACAACCTTATCAGCGGAAATAGCAGAGTTTTCTTGCATTACGGCATTAGCTAAAGCAATAAAGTGCTGCTCGTACATTTTGTAAATCTTCTGCGTTTTAAAACCTTTCTTTCTTAATTTTGTTATTTCACTTAGCAAGTCTTTAAGTATTCCTTTGTCTGAAATTCTTTCATACGGTCTTTCTAAAAAAAACTTGTTAGCTAATAGTTGATTTATGTCATTTTCGTCAATTTCACTTTGTTTAAGCTCGCCATTCAATAATTTTTCAAGATAATTTTGAACAGGGACGCTTATATTTGAGCCTTTCTGTAGCGCTTTTTGTGTGTTAGTAAGAGGCGCTCTTTTACCTGAAGCTTTTGTTTCTGAAAACATTAACCTAGGCTCTCTATTAATCATTCTAGAGAGCTCGTTTATTTGAACCTTACCAAACTCAGCATTATCTATTAAACTTCTGTAATCTGCAACCTCAGGCATGCTAGCGATCTCTGGTAAAGCATCTTGAGCTAACTCAAAAGCAAATCTTCTAGCCAATGTATCTTTTCTAGTACCTTTTAAACCACTGCGCTTACTAGTCTTAGGGTTTACAGGTGGTGCGTCAAAAAACTTAACCACGTTGTCAAGGTTTATGTTGTTTTTCTTTCTGTAAAGATTAACAGCTTGTCCTTTGTCTATTTTAGTTAAAGCATCTTTGTCTAATAGTCCTTGATCTACAGCTCTTTGAACATCTTCTTTTGACGTAAGCTTTTTGTCAAACTCAGTAAACATACGATCAGCATCGTCTTTAACCTCTCTTTCTAAAGCAACTAAGTGCTTAGTAGGTAGATTAGCTATTTCAGAAGCGTTTTCTATTATAAAGTCATCGTAAGCTTTTTTAGTACCTAAAGCATTTTTTATAAGCTTAAATAATCTTGCGTCTAAAGACTTTTCTAAGTTAGCTAAAAAACTATCGCTAGACAAAGGTGTTCTTTCTGAAACAAATATTCTTCTTACTTCTACTAGTATAGTATTTACAATAGACTCAGAGTTAGTTCTTTCACCTAGTATAGGTTGTCCTTTTAAGGTTAGTCTTTTTCTAAGCTTAGAAAATATGCCAGCTTCTCCTTTATCTTCTTTTATCTTCTTGTCTTGCTGCGCTTGAGCAGATAAATCTTCTGTTTCTAAGTCTTCTAAGCTAGCATCTTCTTTATCTTGTATGTTGTCAGCCATAGACTTTCCGCCTGCAGACTCTTGCTCTTTATCTAGCGACTTAGTATCAACTCTCTTCTTACCAGTTTTAGCAACGTCACCAGTTCTAAATATTATTCTTTGGTTTATAAAACCAGAAAGTCCAAACTTACCTTGAGTTGTAGTTTCTTTATCTGGATTAAAATTTAATATTTCCGTAGTAAGCCTTCCTTCAACATCTTCTAAAAACTCTTGCAAAGGTATTCCATTAACATTAGCGTCTTCTGCTTGTATGTCTATACCTTGCTTTACAAGTTGGTTTTTAATTAATGTTCTTAACTTGCCTTTAGAAATAAGCTCTTCGTATGCTTTAATGTTAGGTCCAGCATCATACTCTGCTTTGGTCATCTTGCTACCATCAGCTTTTTTGCCTAAAGCATCAACTTCAGCTTGTATTTTTTTAGCTTCATCAGAAATTTGTCTGTTAGATGCTGCGGTTTTAGTTCCTTCAGCTCTGTCTACAGCGGCAAAGTCTTTTACTCTTTCACTAAACTTTCCAGTCTCGATGTCTTGATTATACTGCTTTAAGAAATTGTACACTTGTTTACCGTTGGTAAATTCTCCTTTAAACTTACCCTTGAATATAGGTGACTTTCTAAGAAACTCCTGTAGTATAAGACCTAGTTTACTAAACAATCCTTCATCAAAAGTAATATCATTATCTCTTATACCTTGAGCAAACACTGTAAATATTTCTTCTGCCTGATTAGTTTTGAAAAAGCTATCATCAACAGCGTCTACATTGTAATCATCTTTAAGTCTTTGTGTAACAAACTTTCTTTGTGACTTAGTCATTGTGTTGAAAAAGCCTCCAGCAACTTTAAGCCTAGTAGCTTCATCAAGGCTTGCAAATGAGTTACCTATTACTCTGTGTAGTACCTCGTGAGATGCTGGATTTATAGATTCTATTGCAGCAGCGCGATCTATGTTGATAAACATTTTTTCGCCTAGTATCAAAGCTTCTTGTGTTACCTTACCGTCAGCGTCTCTACTTATTTCGTTTATGTTACCGCCTGCAGCTACAAAGGCGTCAACCATTTCTTGTTCCGTATCGTAAGCGTCTAGATCAAGACCTCCAAGGTCTTTACCCATTTCTTTTAGCTTTTCAGATTCGCTTTTTATTAACTTTTTTACGTTGTCTTTTCTTTCAAGCTTAATAGCTTCATTTTGTTGTTCTTTAGTAACGTCAACTTCATTGTCAGCAAACTCGTCTGCTATTGCGTTGATTTTTTCTTTTAACTTGCTTCTTCTTTTATCGTAAGTAGCACCTTTTTTGTCTTTTATTTTATTAAGCTCTTTTTGAAGTTTTATTGCTTCAGCTCTTTTTTTAGGATCGTTAATTCTAGTGTCAACTTCCATATCAACAGCTACATCGTAAACTCTTTGGTTCAATATGTTGCTAGCAAGCTTATCGTTTTCTACTTTAAACAAAGGCATTTGCTCGTAAAGCTCTGTGTCTGACAAGCTATTTACGTATTTAAAAAACTTTTTAGCAGACATTTTTCCACTATCACCTTCTTTGCCGTTTATGCTGTAAGTAGCAGGACCTTTGTAAAGGTTAGACGCAAGGCTTACCGGCGCCATGGTTTTATCTATAAAACCTTCTTCAAGTATAGCTGTAATGTCTAAGTCTTGTTCACCTGCTATTTGCCCAGCTAATTCACTGGTTAAACCCATACCTGTTTCAAACGCACTTCCTGCTAAATATCCTGACGTTCTGCTTCTAGTAGGTATACTACGCTTAGTAACGCCTCTACCTTTTCTAATAGCTCCTTTCAGAAAAATACCAGTAAAACCATCTATTGTTCCAATAGTGTTACCTCTTCTTACGGCTCTCTTTCTAATATCGCTAAACACCTCTTCATCTTCCATTATGGCTCTAACGTCTTCTACTGTTGCGTCGTTAGCATTTATACCTTTTTCTAAAAGCTCTTCGGTAATAAGCTCTGACAATGTAAGTTGAACTTCTAAAGCTTGGCTTATCCCGGCATAACCTCCTGAAAGCGCCATTATAGGTATTGAAGCTATTTCTTCTGGTAAAAACGCTAAACCAGGGACAAGGTTTAACGATGCCGCTGTACCAACTCCTATACCAGCTCCTTTGGCGGCTTGTGCTCTACCTCTTTCTGTTGCAAGAGCGCCAACCTGAAGAAATGTGCTTTGAAGAAATTTCTGCGCAGTACCTTCTTTAAAAAACGTCATAAAGAACGCGGCTGGTTTACCATACTTTTCAGCTATTAGTTCTCTTTCAAAATCCTGCTTAAGTATTTCGTCAGTCATGCCGATGTCTGGATTCTTGTTAAACTCAAGAACTTGTTGAATATCTTCGTCTGTTGCTGTACCTTTTTTAATTCTACTTATTGGATCTAGTAGCTTAGCTCTTTGCACGCTACCAGTAAAAATATTCCCAAGGTCATCCATAGCGTCTACAATACCTGTCATTGCCCAAACGCCAGCGTCTTTAACAGAAGAAACATCTTCTATTTCCTCAACAGGGTCTATTTGTGGAAACAAGTTTTCCATAAGGCCAACAGATGACTCTACGCTTTTCTCTTTAAGACCTTTGCCTAAGAGAAACTCATAGCCTTCTGTAAAAGACATATCGTTTTCTTGAGCATAATTTTTTATGTCTTGTGATGTTAGCTCTACGCCGTTTAGTTCAAACATGTATTAATAATTTATTTTTTGTTTAATGCGTCATCCACCTTATTAGATGAAGATTTTTTGCCGTACATTACATCGTTTAAGTGATCTATAACTTGCTGAGGATCAAAGTCGTCACTTCTAATTTTAAAGTCTTTATCTGCTATTCTTATTTTTTCTTTAAGATTAAACTCTGAAACATCAATTTCAATATCTGGAAATAAAGTTCTTAGTTTATCTACAGCCTCATCGTCGTCGTTATCATTTTTGCTACCAACTCTCATTTTCTTTCCACCCTCTTTGCTTCCTGGAAAAGCATCTCTAACTCTTTCTTCATCCTTCGGACTCATTTTAGTTTCTGTTGATACAGGATCTTGCGCTCCAGTAAAGTAGTCTAATACTTTTTGTCTAGCGTCTTGTGGAACACCAACTTCACCCATAAACTCACCTAACGACATTGGATCACCAATCGTAGCTCTGTCAGAGTTGTATATTTCTACTTGTTGATTTTCAGTATTATATTTTGCGTATTGAACTTTTTGACCAAGACCAGGTATTTTCATCATTGATCCATTGTAAAGGTCTGTAAAGAAGCCAGCAAAATTTGTTTCATCTCCAAAGCCACTGCCTTTGCCACCTTTAGTTTTTACGCTTTCGTTGTACTTACCAAACCCTTCACTATTAGCGTCCTTCATCATATCCATAACAAAGCCGCTTAACCACTCTGTAGGCACGTTTGACTTAAGTTCTTCTAGTTTCATTAAATATTCGTCACTAGTAAAGTCTACGTTGCCATCAGTTCCTACAGGCATGCTAGTATAATCTGCATTACCTAAAGACGCTTGTTCGTTTATGTATTGATAAGAAGGATTTGTGCTCAAGTCTCCTTCGTAACCAGGAACACCACCTATAAACAAATCAGCTGCAGATTTCTTGTCTAGCAGTATGTTGTTTACATTTCTTAAAACCATCCTAGAATTTAAGTCAGATGGATTTCCGTTTTCATCAAAAGTAAATTCTAATCCTTGTCCACCAGCTTTTGCACTAGCATCTAAAGCAGTGTAAAGCGCGTCTGTTGCGCCTGAAGCTCTAGTATCAACACCGCTTAAATCATTTATATTTGTTCTTTTTCCAGCAGCATCGGTATAAAATATACCGTCAGTAGTGTACTCTAAGTTTTTATAAGCTTCTTTACCTATTATTTCTTTATAAGTGTTTTGATCAACGCCTGTCATAGCCGGAGACCAATTGCCAACATTGTTAGCTGCGTCTTCTCTTGTTTTAGAAAAGTTTTCTAAAGATTCTTTAGTAGAGGCAAAAGAGTTTTTTATTTTGTCTAGCTCTCTAGTAGCGTTTAAATACTCTTCGCTAGTAGGTCTGTTAGAGTACTTACCTGCTGTCTTTGAAAGCTCAGCATATCTATCTTTATTTTCTCTAAGAAAGTTTGTTAGAAGCTCTCTACCTTCAACTGGAACAATCTCAGCAGAAAAGTCTTCTGGCATGTTATTTAAAAAAGCAACGGTAGTATCGTTGGCTAGTTGAAATCTTGTGTTTAATATTTCTACGCTTTTGTCAAGCATAGATCCGTAGTCTATTACCGAAGCCGCTTTAGCTTTGTTAATAGCAGCATTACCTGCTAATAGTGCGTTTGTTTTTGCCATAATTATTATCCTGTTATGCCTCCAAGCGTTAAGTTAGGAGTAAAACCTATACCTGTGCCTTGGTTTTGCTCATCAAATATACTTTTAAGTTGACCACTGTTCAAGTGTCTAAAGTTTGGATCTTCTTGTAATCTTTTTATTGTCATGTTAAGATCTTCGTATAAGATTCCTGTTTTGTTTAGCGTGCTTGGATTATTCATACCAAACGTTTGACCGCTTCTAGTGTTGTACGCAACATCTGCAGCGTCACCATCTATATTGCCAACAACTGGATCTGTCATTGTTTTTTCTCCACCACCAAAACCGCCTTGTGACGCAAAGCTTGTTACAGAACCTAGTAAATCCCCAACGCCACCAGTTATTTGAGCGTTAGCATCGTTTAACATACCTTGAGACGTAGCAACATTTTGTTGCGATAGTGCCGCTAGTGTTTCTGTTCTTCCAAAGTTTTGTTGTTTTACATTTTGATCAATTTGCTCTTGAGCACCCGCGGCTAATCTTTGGTTAGCAGCCTCTTGGTTAGCAGTACTAGCCTGCGCAGCTCTAGCATTTGAAGCACCTTGTCTAGATATAGCCGTGGCTAAAGACGCTGCTCCAGCACCTGTTGTACCTGCTTTTAGCGATTGCAAAGTATTAGCGGACTGTTGTGTCATTTGTTCGTTAGCTAGCTTTTGACCCTCTGTAGATACAGTTAAGTCTTCGTAAGGATTTTGAATTCTAAAGTCAAAGTTTTCATAAGCAGACATGCTTTTGTCAAGTTCTGCTTGCTGTTTCTTTAAGTCTTTTTGAGCTTTTCTTTTAGCAGCAAAACCACTAAATATATCAACACCCGCTTTAACGCCACTTACTATAGCCATAGCGGCTAGTGGAGCTAACTTCATAGGTGATTCTTTTTTGTTTACCATTATGATTTAATTATATCTATTAATAATTACACTTTAAGGTTGTTATTTACTGCTTTCTGTTACACCTAAGCCTACGCTAAACAGTTCCGCGTAGTTAGTGGAGTCATTTACAAACTTAGGCTCTGCATAGTATCCTATTAGCGAACTTAAGTTTACAGAATTATCTCTGCTAAAGAATATATAGTCATTAGTTGTTGGCAAGTCATACAAGTTGTCTGTTTCCACAGTCATGGTATAAGCATCAAAACTAGTTGTTGCATCAGCTCCACTAGTAAAAGCAGTAGGAAAAGATGAAGTTATACTATCCATGTTACCTACAAAATCATTAACAGGTAAGTTACCGCTTTCTCCAGCTATATTTTGAGTTACTGTTAGCGTGTCGTTTGCTGCAGAAGTAGTAGACAAAGCACAAGTTAAAGCTCCTTGAGAAGCAAACTCAATAGCACTTTTAAAGTTAGCGGCTCTACCAGCTGCTGTACCAGAAGGCGCAACACCTATTTTTTTTGGCGTTCCAGTAGAGAGAACACCAGGGCTAATGACTTGATTTTGAGTGTATCCAGGATCAGCATTGTAGTAAAGAAAAAAGTTTGACGAAGTCTGAGCGTTAGAATATGGAACTCCGCTGTTTACTACGTATTCAAAGTTTATATCTCCAGAGTTAAAAGTTTCACTTGTAAAAACTATAATGTGTGTTGATTTAATAGCAGCAACGGTAGAAGAGTTTTGAAAACCAAAACCAGTTATAGTGCCCATGTTAATTACATTATTAATGCTTGAGCTAGTATCAAATCCACCAGTTGCAACTAAGTTGCCATCGTCTATATAATAAGCAGTGTCACCTATAGCGGCGCCTGTTGACTGTGGATCTATTGAAAAAAATAATGTTGTTATTGCCATAATTATGCTCTAAATATAGTGTAAGATTTTACTAAGTTTTGATTTGCCCCGTGAATAACATCAAATTTTAATATTGAACCTGGATCTCCACCGGTTCCAGTAAACGATACTTTTAACTTGTGAGATACTTCATTTTGCGTTGGCGTTGAAATATTTGGTAAAACGCTAATCCAAGTAGCTTCAGCTTCATCTGTAATAAAAGTATAATCTTCTTCACCTTGTTCTTTTATTTTAATGTTTGCTACGTAAGGAACTGGACCGTTAAAGTTTACTACAGTGCTCATGCTTACGTTTCCTTGGGATTGAGGCAACGACTTTGGCGGTATTTCCTCAGATTCATTCATGTTAACTAAAAAATCGTTGTTAGTTCCGGTGTGAAGAAAATTTTGGACTATGAAAGGCGAAAGGTTTTGATCTCCTAAATACAAAAATCCTATAGCGCCAGGTATTATTATTTTTCTTGATTGCTGAAACGTATCGTCAATAGCCGGACCATTTATGTTGAAGTCAAAAGTAGAGTTAGCGTTTACAACTTTAACGTTAACCTCTCTAGTAAATCCTGTAAAGTTAGGCTGAACAACAACTTGGCAGTTATAATCTTGCGTTGTTGATGTACCAGAGTTAAAGTTTACGCTTGATTCAATAAGCCAAGTAGGTGTAGTTTGCTCAAAAAGCGCGTAGCTAATAAGGCCAGCTGGAACGTTTCCTGCAGTGTAGTCTTCATCGGAATAAATATTTTGCCCATTTAACCATTGTCCAAATTGAGGTGTTCCATTGTTTGCAACGCCAGGAATATTTACCACATAGTTTCCGTTATTATCAGTGTCACTAGCCACTATATCTTCTATAGATAAAAACTGAGCGTAAGGTGTTGCTGGTTGTTTAATCTTTATTTTACTATCGTATTGCCCAGTGTTGTTAAAAGGATGCTTACCTCTAATCTCAAACTTTCTAGTATCAGGAACAGAGTTTCCTGGTATAATATAGTTGTTTTCAGTAAAATTAAATTCATAATAGTACTGAGCTAAGTTTATTCCGTAATAGTTTTGAACAAAACCATTGAAAAAAGGTATTAAGCTAAATGTACCTACATTAGTTTCTGTAACGTAGTATTCATCACCTCCACTAAATACTGGATTACCGTTTTCATCTATACCAGGGCTTTGCAACCATCCAGGTACACCCTCATCTGGATTGTAGCTTCCAGCTAGCTGCGCTTCATGTAGAGAGACAGAAGGAAGAGCTGACCCTGCAAGCTCATTATTTGCTGTTGCATTTTCTTGTATAAATTGATAGTCTTCGTTGGGAATTTTAATATATAACTCTTTGTAGCCACCATTCGCAGATATTTCTACTGTTTCTTCAGGATCAACATCGTTAAAAAACTGTTCTAGCTCATCAAAGTTAGGTGAGGTATTTGAGTTAGCCAAACCACCGATGTTGTTTAAAAATCTTAAAGTGTTATCAGCGGAACTATAAGCCGCTTTTTGAGTTACAATTATTGTTTTACTTACTGAGCTATCGCTTGGATGCGTAACAGTAATAGTTAGAGTTCTATCTTGAGTTGTTTCGTTTTCCAGTAAAATCAAAGGAGCATGAGCGTAAGATCCATTGTTATCTGTAAAAGAAACATTTAAGTTTCCACTATGTGGTACAACAGGTCCATATACTGGTATTGGTCCGTTAGACTGAGCAAAAGGATTTGCTGGATCAGAATATGTTATTGTGAAGTTAGCATCAGAAAAACCATCACCTGCTTGCACATTGCAGTCTGCTACAACCCTCAGCATAAAAGGTGGATACGCCTCTTGCGTAAGTTTTGGGCCAGGAACGCCTGAGCCAAAAGTAGTGCCGTTTAAATTGTCGTAAACTTGACCATAGTCAGGGTTTCCAACTTCGTTTATAATGCTTTGTATTTGTATTCCAGCGTTTATAACATCAGCTTCTTGTTGTTTTATAGCTAGTATGTCATCTGGAGTATTAGTATTGTTTATAGCTGAAAAAAGATGTAGTTCTAAATCTCTAGTGTTTCCGTTGTTTTGCGAAAGAGTAAAGCTACATGCTTCAGAGGTAACCTGTCCTAATACAGGGCCACCGCCTTGTTGTATGTAGTTTGTTATTGTTTGTGGTGTAAGCCAATCAAGATCATCGTCTGTAGCAACAACTTTTACAGATGGAGTTCCAACATTAGTTACTAATCCTACATTGTTAAACCCACCGTTGTCGTCAAATGTAGCGGTTGGCGTATTTTCATTGCTAGCGTCTGGAATATAGCTGTTAAACTCGCATTGAACTTGCTGAGAGTTAGTATATATGCTTATTATGTTGTCTTGATCAACACCTACGTTTTCGCCTTGGTATGCGTACTCTATTTCTACGCCTTGAGTTGTAGCCGCAATAGCGTTAAGTGATCCTGGCACTTGTTGCTCAAAGTTATAATTTTCAGCCTCGCTTATAGGGCTAACAGAAGTGCTCAACAAGTTACTTAAAGGATAAAAGTAGTTAACGCCGCTGTTTGCAGAAAACTTTAGTAAAGGTGAAAAATTATTAGCTTGACTGGAAATGTAAGCTATTACGAAATAAGAAGCATAACCGTTTTCTATTGTTGGTCCTATTAATTGACCAACAAAGTCATCGTTCAATGTTAGCGAAAACGTTTCACCACCCTGTTGACCTATTCCTGAACCATAAATATTTATATTTCCTGTCCATAGCATAGCCGTTGGTGCGGCAACAGTGTCTATTTGTAAACTATGAGAAACATCTGAAGAAAGAGTTTGTCCTGAGAAAGTTATTGTACCAATAACAGTATTGTCAGCAGTTCCTGCAATAGTAGAATCAGAGAAAGAAACACTAGTAATCCAAATGGGTAAGCTGTTGGTAATGCTGAAGTTTGCAGCTCCAACCGCGTATCCAGCATTTGGAATTATAACAAATGTTGCTGTTCCTGGGTATGAAGACTGATTGTAAATCTCATAGCCGGCAGAAGACCATTGTGCGTTGTCGGAGTTTGATACACTTACGTTAATATCGTGCCCTTCGCTAAAACCACCAACGTTAGACGTTGCATTGGCACTTAGGTCACCTATACCTTGCATGTTTATTTCGTTAAAGTCTAAGTTGCTCGTAACATCTCCGTCAGCAAGGTTTGTGTGAGAAGTAGATATTCCTTTTATATAATTAAACCATTTGTTTTCTTTGTCAATAAACTCGTCTATATAACCTTCTTGTAAGTCTGTTACTATAGATTCTATGTGCCATCCGTTTTTGGCAACAGCATTATAATATTCTCCATCGTTATAAGTAACGCCGTCAACAACTTCATTTGTAAACTTAATAACCTTGCTTTGAGTTCCTTCGTAGCTAACAGTGTCAAAGTGCTTTACTGTACCACTAGAATCGTTGAATATAGGCGTTATAGTAGACTTTTGCTGTGTTCCATAAAAATTATTGTGAAACTTGCTATTAACATGATGCAGGTGCATCTTGCTATTTTTAAAAGTGTAGTAATCATTGCTTAAAGAAACTCCAGACTCTTTTATCCAAGACTTAAAGCTTATCCATCCTTTAGCGCTTTCACTGTATGATAGTGTGTATACGTTTTTGTTAGAAGGATTAGGAGAGTCGTATGTGTGTATCGTTAGATTATACTCTTCTTTTCTTCTGTCATAACTACCAATGCAAACTACAGAGTCTTTTAAATTGTCTCTAAAAAAGTCCTTCATACCAAAGTCTGATATAGCGCTTATACCGTCTCTAGAAAGCCTTAGTACTGCTCCTCTGTCTTTATCGACAAAGTATGATCTAAACTCGTCTACCGCAAATGATTCTGGGTTTTTAGATATGCCATAGTCAGCCGTAAAAGGTACTGCTTGACCTAAAACATTTGTTGAAGACAATAATTGAGAGTTTCCGTCAGCGTTAAACAAAGCATCTTTGTTTGCTAGTATTTTTAAGACTTTACCTTCACAGAAAGCAATTACGTCTGTGTTTCTAGTAAACAACTTTTGTATACTACCGTACTCTGAGCTTAGTCTTTTTACAATGTTTTCTGCCATTAAAAACTCGTTAGTTCTATTCAAACCACCAACTTCGTTTTTTATTTGAGAAAATATTATATCGTTTTTCTTGTGATTTCTTTTGTAATCATCATCAGGTAGAGAGGCTTTGAATCCACTTGCTTTACCAACACTAGTATAAGGATATATTACGTTGGCGTTAAAGTCGTCTCTAACTCTATCAGATTCTACTCCGTTTCCAAAAGTAAAACAATTAAAAAAGTTTAACAAATGTTTACTAGAAAAGTTAGACTGAGAAGTCTTGTGAGTAAAAGGATATATTCTTATAGTATTCCCAGCTAAGTTAAGACCTGTGGCAGCTAGTATGTAGTAGCTACCATCTGGTCTAGTAAATCTAAGTGTTTTATTAGCGTCAGATCCAGCGTTAAGAGCGTAATTAAAGTTTTCTTGAAGAGTAACAATAACAGAGCCAGATTCATTGAATTGCACGTTGCTTTGACCTAAAGAGTAAGCAGATTGTTCGCCAGCAACAACGGCTAGGTTTTGTAAACTCCAGTTGTTGAATTCGTTTTGACTCCAGCCTTCTTCAAGAGTAATTACATCACCAGCCTTTATAATCGTGCTAGCATTGTTCTTGTCTAAGTAAATTGGAAAAGCTTGGCTTACTTCATAAAACAAGTCTATGTCTACGGGTGTAGTTTTTACAACCTCAAACACAGCGCCACTGCTTACGTTTTCATCATTTGTAATAGATTCTCCGTCACCTATATTCAACACAAAGTTATTGTCTGTCTCTATTTTTACAAAAAACTTTCCATTTACGTCATCAAAAGTAGCACCTAAAGCATCTAAGTCTAAACCACCAACACTTATTTCTTCTTCATCAATAGTAGCGTTACCAATAATATCTAGCACTCTATACTTAGCGCTAGGATCTAAAACAGCAGTTGTATTACCGTGTTGTTTCTTGTGTATTAAATAACTTCCTTTAGAAACTTTATTTACATCAGCAGAGTTAAAAGCTAGCCAGACAAAGTTTATGTTTCCATCAGCATCGTTATCATCATTTAAACCACCTGTGCTGTATGCTTTGTAAAGAACAATATTGTGGTACTCTTCAGCTATTTCTTTTAAATAAAACTTGTAATGCTTAGCCCAATAAGGCGCTTTGTTTTGTATTTTAGCAAAAATTCTGTTTTGAGTATTGCTAGATTCTTTGGTAATTTTTAAACCTTTGCTATTTCCTATTAGTACAGAAGATTCTCTACCGTACTCATCTGAATAAACTACACCAACCTGGTATTCTCTATCAGACTTTACAGAACTTTTAGCTTGTGCGCCAATAAAAGTGTCTACTTCACCAGGAGAACTTGTTACTGCAAAGTAAGAGTTGTTCAATATTGGCAAGCTAAGAAAGTTACCAGCAATACCATCAAACGCTGCGCCAGAAAGTGTATTATAGTAAGCATCGTTAGTAAGACTTAGTATTTTGTGCGAGCCTATGAATCCAGCTGCAACTTTTTCTCCAGCGTTTAGATATACTGTTTTTTCAAAAGAAAAACTTTGAAATGGTCCTGCTCCGTTGTTGAAAAAATTTACTGTTGTGTTTAAATTGTTACCGCTTACAGCTTCAATATGCAGTATATTTGGGTTGGCTTCGTTTATAGTAACAGAGTTATAATCGCCGTTATCGCCGTGTAGGTTTTCATGATCTAGCCATTCGCCGCTGCTGGTTGTTCTTGCCAGCCCAAAAAATAATCCTTTATGGCTAGCTGGTTTGTCAGCAAGCGCTGTAAACTGTGCATACATAAACTTTACGTCAACGCTAGCTTTAAAAGTGTAACTTCCAGACACCGAAGCCTCATAGTAAGGCCCTTCTGAACAACGCCACCCTAAAGAAACTAAGTTTGAGCCAGGTATTACATTAGAGTAGGCATTTGAAGGATCAACTTCTATAGTTGCTGGAAGACCACCAAAAGGATTCGATACCGTGTCGTTAGTTCCTTCTGCATAGTTAATTGTAAAATCTTGAGGATTGAAGTTAGGCGTCATACTCTGAAGACCGCCAGGGATGCCTGGAGTTAAGTCAGTACTAATTTGATACATTAAGTCAGAGTCCAGATCATTACCCTCTGGCGCAACGCTTGGCTGCGTAGAACTCATATTTGAACTACTTTCAAAACTAGCGGTAAAGTCAGTAAACAAAGATTCAAATCCAGAATTAATCCTAGGATCTATGTTAGTAAAAGATTCATCTTGTACGTTATAGTTTTCGTGGTAGTTTCCATATAGTAGTCTACTAGAGCTAAACTCTTGAGATCTAGCTTTTACTGGAACATTGTCAAATATCCTAAGTGATTGATCTTCACCAAGCGCCGCTCCAAATACTTCTGAGCTTATTTCTAACGCCCCTTTGTAATTACTACCAATAGTTCCTTGAATATTCCAGTCAAAAGAATTTCTTTCGTAAGTTCTAATAACGTTGACTAGTGCTGAGTTTGTTTTCTTAAATAAAAGTTGAACTTTTTCAACGTCTCTAGGTGTGTGAGGAGGTATAAAATCAGATACTTTTATACTTTTTGCCCTGTTAACCATACCACCATTAAATCCTTTTATTGGATTATAAGAGTAAAAACCAGCTTTAAAAGCTACGTTAGAGTATGGTGATATTGCAGAATATTCACCGTCAACATATTTATATCTATAGGCAAAGCAAACAAAGTCATCCTCATACACTTTATCTCTATCATGTATTTCTGCTAACCAAGACTCATCTGGTTCGGTGCCAGTGTATTCTTGCGACGTAGAAATTAACTTTACTCTAAACGTTGTAAATAAGTTTTGGGTAGGATCTCCGTCTACAACTCCATTTGCGTGCGAAAGATGGATTTGTACTAGCGCAGTTGAGTTTGTAATATTTCCAGTTAGTTGAAGAACATCACCAGTTCTCCAGTTTACTCTTTCTGTTGAAGCAGATAAAGCTAGTAGGTTGTTACCGTTAGGCATATTACTACCGTCAGGTAAAAAAACCTCGTTTTCTGCCGTAGTAAAAGAAAAAGGGCTGACACCAGTAGGTGATTCATCATCGAGTAGCAAAACCAGAGAGGTAGTAGCTTCTGAATAGTTAAAAGCTGTCGCTGATCCTTGTTCGTCTTGTGTTACAATATTTCCAAAATCTCCATAGTCATCCGCATTGTTAACCCTAATAGCAATAGGCTGCCTCGTGGTTGTTATAGTTTCTACAACAGGTGGAGTTAAAGGATTTTTTCTTATTACCGTTATTAAAGACTCTTCTAGCGGTGTTTTTACGAAAGTTCCGCTAACGTCTTTCCAGATGTGCGAAGAGTGCTTGTATATAAAACTAAGTTTTTCTCTGAATCTAGTAAGAGATATTCTTTTTGGTTCTGTTCTGTTGTCCGTGTAGTAAAGTATATCGTCAACAAGATTTATCGATGATATGATCTTATCTTCAGGAGTTTTAGTAGAAGGAGTTCCATCTGTATTTTCTTCTATTTTGTTAACGCCAGCTTCAAAATTTAAAACTCTTTCTGCTGTAAACTTAAAAACAACTCCAGTGTCAAGATCTACTTGGTTGTAAGGAATAAATACTCCACCAGTAACTTCTATTTTTCCGTTTGCTTCGTCAGAGCCTAGTATTTTCTTTACGTATATTTTAGTGTTATCAGAGTCTACTGCAGCTCCGTCAAGGTTAACTTTTCTAACTCTCATCCCAACTCTTATACCAGCTGGAACACTGCTACTACCCTGAACACTAGAATCTGTAAAAACTGTTTCTAATCCACTTATTATTCTGTCGTTATCTCCTGCTACGAAAGGTGTAGCTGCTGATCTAGCTTCAAAAACGTCAACTACAATAGGCCTTGTTCCTCCACCGTCTTGATTTAAGTAAGGTTTAAATTCGGTAATACAGTCTGACTTAACTCCAGTAAACCTAGTGCCACCCACGTATATACCATTAGCAACGAGATCTTGAGCTAGGTGGATAAAATTGTAAATAGCTTTGGTAGAATCGTCAGCGTGCACGCCAATAGTAGTAGCGTTAGAGCTCAATGCTCTACTGCCGGATATTAAAGAAAATCCATTATGATCTACAACCGTAGTATTAATGTTACCCTTTAAGTTTTGAACAGATCCAACGTTAGCTCCTTCTGAGGTAGTTACCTCTATGTTTAAAGCATCTCTATATTCTCCGCTAGGAACTAATCTCTCGTCGAGATCTTTGTTCATCTTGCTTTTGAGAAAAGTTCTTTTAATCTCAGCCATTTACTAGTGTTTAATTTGTTTAGACTTACCTCTTAGTATTTGAGATATTTCTTCTAACTTAATGTTTGATAATCTAAGCTTAGCTTGTCTTGTAGCTGCTTTCTTTTCTTTTCTAAGCCTTTGAACAACATACTCAGGCATGTTAGCTCTATTAGCTACAACAGCGTATGCTATACACTTGTACATTGCTTCTTCAGCAAACTTGTGAACTCTAGACTCTGCATCCGTACCTAAACTGTCGCTTATGTATTTAACAGTCACTGTTTTACCAGCTATAGAAGAACCAAAGTGTATTTTTCCATTTAATTCGTCAATGTAAAACGTTCCGTTTATCTGCGCGTTAGCAGGATTTATACCATATCTTTGACCTAAAAATAAGTCAAATAAATCAGTATCAAAGTTATAGGCGTCTTCGCCAACGTTTGAACCAGTTTGTCCTTTAAACGCAGTCCAAGTATCAGACTCTGATTGTAGGTCAATAGCACCATCGGCGTTAGCATCAATAAAGCCCTCATCTCCAATTGAACCTGTTTGCAAAGGTGCGGTTGGATTACTGGTATTTATAGCTGGATACAAAACTCTTTCTATACCACTACTGTCTGTTCTAGTAATTTTAACGTAGTTAACGTAATCTTGAGGAAGCGACATTTGTAATGTTGATGGAACTTCTATTTCTAAGGACTTTACTGATTTTAAAGTGTCAAAGCTTAATTCTTGCAAAGCTCTTTGAGCGTGAAATCTAACGTCGGTTTTGCTAATTTTACTTATTAGCTTATCTTCTCCAACGTATATTACAAGAAACGCATTTATAATGTCTCTAAGTGAAGTGAATTGATAAGCCCCATGACCACTTGAAGCGCCATAGTAGCCCGCTTGTGTTTGTGATATTTGAGCCATATATTATTGTTTTTCTTGTTGTATATCTTTTATTTCTTCACCAGCACCATACTGATATACTGAAGGATCTTTAATAGCCATGCCAGCAAACTTCAAAATAGTATACACTAAATTAGACTCTTCTGATTCGTGAACTTCGAAATGTTGAACATCACTTGCACTAGAGTTGTATATTGCGTTGCTTAAAACAACGTTATAAGTCCAGTTTACTAAGCTTGGCTTCTTTATATAGTCACATGCTACGTTAGATACTTTTTGCGACAAAGCATGATTAGTTGCTGACGTGTGGCCGTATACTTTTATTGAGCCCTCTGTCCTTATGTAAATTGGATATTCGTCTCTTGGTGATAGTAAATAGCTGTTTTGTATTCTGTAAAAATCTTTAAGAGAAATAAGCTCGGCTTCAACACTGTTAAATCTAACGCAGTTTAGCCTATAAAGATCTGTAGGTAGAGTAACGCCAGATCCTACTGTAGTATTGTATTTTTCAAAAGTACTTATTTTTTCTTTTAACATTTCTACAGCATCCGCAAACGTAGTGTTGTTTCCGTGTACTCTTAAAAACTGTCCAAGATCATAAAAATACTGGTCAAATATATCTAGCTGCGCTTGATTAGCTAGTATGTTGAATTCTTGAGGAGTAATGTAACCTCTTTGTTCTTTGTTGGCGATAGCCAAAACTCTTTGATAAACTTTATTTACATCTACTGCCATTATGTCTTTTTTTTATAGTTAAGCAACCACCCCGAAGAGTGGCTGCTCTACCATAGGATAGTTACGCGTTTAAGCGCTTTTCAATACTGGAGAAAACCTCCATGCCTTCGTCAGTTTTAAACCAAGATGCTAAAGCTGAATAAGGATGCTCGTCAAAAGGTACGTTCATTAGTTTTCTATCGTTAGAACCCCATGTAAAAGTTCTTTGATCGCTAGATAACTTTAATATACCCATTTCAGTAGCTTTAATACCTGTATTTCTTAAAGATACATTTTCATCATTTACTAATTCTAAGAATAAACCAGGATTTCTTTTAGCGTATAATAGTAAATCTCTTTTTAATTCCTTAGAACTCATCTCTGATACCCTAGATCCAATCTCTACGCGCATAACAGCTTCAGCTAGATCAATATCTAAATCTCTAGCTATCATTAACGCTTCAATTTCCATTTCAATGTAATCTAATTGATCAGCCGCAACTTCAGCAGGCTTGTTTTCAAAGTACATTACATCTCTATCTGGGTGATGTAAAGATAAAAACTTTTGTAATACCGTTTTTTCTTTTGGTACAAACAAAGCTCCGTTTCTAAATATGATGTGAGATAATCTTTGATCACCTTTCATTTCATCAACAAAAACTGTTCTTTGGTTTTCACAATACTTTAACTCTCTTTCAAAACCTTTGCTTTCGTCAAAGAAAAATATATTAGCAGATCTGATCATCCTTGATAAAGGCTTTTTATTGCCTTTTAAATAGTACAATCTATCTTTGATCTCCCAATCGTTCTTAGGAGTTTCTACTTTTTTTTCTGCAACTGCTGTTTCAATAATAACTTGTTGCATTTCATTTGTAGCTTTCATTTCAGGCGCTACATTAGCCTTTGTTGTTTGCTTTTTAGCCATGATATAATATAATAATAATTAATAAAAA